AAGGGTGGTATGTAATCAGAGCAAAAGACCCTGTGGCAAGAAAGAAGATTGCCGAAGATATGCGTTTCATTTGTGAGAATGATTATATCGGCTACAGTTTTTGGGATAATTGCTATGGATTATATAACGCTTCAAAGCCGTATGAGTTTGATGCTTCTAAAGTTAAAATCCCATGTGATACTAACTGTGCTAAATCTGTTCTGACTTGTGCTAAATATGCAGGTTTAAATGTAGATGATTTCAGCACTGCCGATGAACTTGAAAAGTTTATCAAAACAGGTAAGGTGGAAGTGTTCAAAGATGATGGGCATTGCAACAAGCCTGATAAGCTACTTGAAGGTGACATTCTCGTAACAAGAACGAAAGGACACACAGTTGTTGTGACAAAGGTTGATAAACCTATGGAGAAAATTAAATGGAATTGCTCAACGGAATACTGCGGAAACTATAGGGTACAGGGAAATGCAAACCTGAGATTTTACCCTAGCCTAGGAAGTGAGGTTGTGAGTGTTGTGGATTCAGGACTGATAGTTTTTTCGGACGGTATTGCGGTAGCCCATGAAGATAGATTATGGTATCATATTCTTTTGAATGAAGATACCGAAGGTTTTATCAGTGGAAAACTGTTAGAAAGGATTTATTAAAATGAGTGGATTAAATGGACAGTTTAACTCACGGTTACAGACGCTTGAGAGGATGCAGAAAGAAGGTGGTTCCTCCCTCCCCTCCTACTCCTCCTCTGATATAGGCAAGGTATTGACGGTGGGAGAGGGAAGCGAAACGGTACAGACGGTTATCGTGCCCCAGCAGACGGTGAACTTTGTTGAAGGCACCGCGTCACTTTCTAATGTTGCTATGACATACGATGACTTAGTGGTCGGGGATACTGCCACTCTACATATTAGCGATGTGGCGCAGTCCAATGAATACGAAATGACAGTTACCGCTGAAACATCGGGTAAGGGCACTTTCCTGTATTATCTATACACATCCGGCACTGAGTATTATCAAATATTCAACCATCAGCAAAATGGTTGGACAATCTTTGCAGAGGGCATTGAACACACTCCGTTATCGGGCAAGTACACCGTCTCCCTCATCGCATCCATACCGAAGGCCGAGCCGAAGTGGGAAACACCGAGTGCAGGAGGAGGCGCTCTTGTTATCAAAGCAACGGGCGAGGCTAAATATAGTGCGGATGACGGATATGCAGTACAAGCAGATGTAGATGAAACTACATTAAACAACTGTTTTTTGCCTGATACTGCAAAACCTGTGTACGCGTTGTTTCCGGCATTTTCTTCGATTGGCGGTGTGACGGCATATAGTTACGACAACGCAAACGGCAATTATATGATGCCTCTTTCAAAACCGCAGACAAGTGTAAAGATTGGCGAATATGAAACATATTCTGTCTTTAAACTTAGCGGACACGTTTACTTGGGGTATAAGGAAAACTCAGTCTAAAGGAGCCTACTTATGAAACTCAGCAACAAACTCATGCACACAATGCAATGTAACTTGATAAGGAGATGAGACAATGAAAAAATCCCTTGAAGAATTGCTCACAAATGTTAAACAAATGATTGGAGAAGACAACACTTCTGATGAAGCTCTTTCTTTAATCGAAGACTTAACCGATTCCTACTCTGCTCCTACCGTGGATTGGGAACAGAAGTACAAAGAAAATGATGCCATGTGGAGAAACAAATACAGAGATAGATTCTTCTCTGATGTTCCACAGGGCGAAGACAACTATCCACCTGAACCTGATAAGCCAGTTTCTAAAACAAAATTTGAAGAACTTTTTGAGGAGGTTTAAAAACAAATGGCTAAACGAATTGCTCTTAATTCACTGAACGCTTCTACCGTTGATATTATGAATGTCATTCGTTCGAATGCTTCTTATAACTATCAGCAGAGCGTTCCCACTATTTCCAGTTATGCGGAAGTACCTGTAGTTGGCGAGGTTATTTATGGAACTCCTGCGCTTGCAAACGAATTCCTGAATGCCCTCGTAAATCGCATTGCTCTTGTGCGTATCAAGAGTGCCACTTTCAACAACCCTTATCGTGACCTGAAGAAAGGTTATCTTGAATTCGGTGAAACTGTTGAAGAGGTATTCGTTGGTATTGCTAAGGTTCGTCTCTTCAATAATGAGAAAGTTGATGAATACGAATTCAAGCGCACTCTGCCCGATGTCAAAGCCGCTTTCCATGCTATCAACTGGAAGGTGCAGTACCCTGTTACTATTCAGGATGAAGACCTGCGTATGGCGTTCACTTCTGAGAACGGCGTGAGGGATATGATTGCTCGAATTGTTGAGCAGGTCTATACCGCCGCTGAGTATGATGAATTCCTTCTGTTCAAATATATGCTTATTAAGGGCGTCACTGGTGGGGATATTATTACTAGAGATATTTCCGCAACCGCTCAGGGCATTAAGGATTATGCTACTGAATTCCGTGCGCTTTCTAATGAAATGCTCTTTATGAGTAATAAGTTCAATGCGTACCCTGTTTACAACACTACCCCTCGTGAGAGACAGAGAATTATTATGAGCGCAAGATACAATGCTCAGTTTGATGTGGAAGTCCTTGCTTCTGCCTTCAACATGGACAAGGCTGAATTCATGGGCAGACTTACTCTTATTGATGACTTTACTAGCTTTGATAATGCTCGTTGGGCTGACATTGTTTCTGAGGGTAACGCTGTGAGCGAAGTTACTGCCGATGAGCTTAGTGCTATGGAAGGTGTGAAAGCTATCATCGTGGACGAAGAATGGTTTCAGGTTTATGATAACCTTGCTCGTATGACTGAGAAGTATGCGGCAAGCGGTCTGTACTGGAACTATTTCTACAACAACTGGAAGACTGTTTCTTGGTCGCCTTTCGCCAACGCTGTTGTGGTGAAATAATTGAAAGGAGAATTTGAAGATGGCTGATATTAGACTTGTTGGAAAATGCGGAAGCGTAGTTGAAGACACTATGGATAACATTGTCGGCACTGCATCTTATGCGTTTAAATTAGTTGATGGCAATTTAAAAGAAATTCCTGCACGTTTTTCGCTTACTAGCTCAGAAGAAGAGCTTCCTATGGCGGCTATTACTGAATATGGGCTGTTAATTGCACTATTTGCTGCTGGGGAAAGCAATAAATCTGTTACTATTACTGCAACCCCTCTTGATGGTAGTGCGGCTGTTAGTAAAACTAAAACACTCGGAGCGCTCGCCGCACTAACTGTTCCTTCTAATCTTTCGTAAGATTACTAAACTAAAATTCATAAAGCCCCTCGCGCTAGGCTTTGCGGTTCGACCGATTTCTGAGGCACGAATTTTGAGAGGAGAAAATGTTATGGCGTATGTTGCTCCTAATGGTACGATTGAACTTTTTAGAGGCATTGGCTTGACACCTGAATATGTCGATACTATTTGGTTTCCAAACATATCAATACAAGACCATGTGTTTTCACAAATAGTCAGATATAGTTTCTCTAGTCAAATGTATACTAGAGTGAGCGAAAATAAATGCAGAGTGCATATAGTAGCGGATGAAATTAGAGATTGTGATTACATGAGATTTCAAAATACTAGAGCGGGTAAATCTAAATGGTTCTACGCCTTTATCACCAATATAGAATACATCAATGAACAGGTAACTGAAATCACCTATGAGATTGATGAAATTCAGTCTTGGTATTTTGAACCAAATAGTAACAATCATTTTGAAAAATGCTTCATAGAAAGACAGCATTCTGAAAGTGATGATATTGGTGAAAACATTGTTCCTGAGCCAATCAATGTTACTGAATCTATAGTGTGCGAAAAGGCGTTTTCGTGGAGTTCTATATCTACAAAATACTTGGTCGCTATTGGTGTTGTTGATAAAATTGCAAATCAGATTGCTAAGAATCAAACGGAATATGGTGGGCTTGCAAGCACAGTAATGTATTTTGTTTTTGATTCAACTAACTATTGGAAGTTCATAAGCGCGGCTAATTTTGCTGATGGTCTTATTGAAAATTTAATTTCAGGAAATAACAATCTTTGGTCTATATTGAGTGTTTACGCAGTACCCTCAGAGTTTTTTGCAAATGGTACAGCTGATAGTTTGCTTGGCGCAGATTGCATATTGCTCGGAAACCTTGCTTGGTCTGATAGAAAATCTGCACCTAGACTGACACCTGCAAGTCATCACGGCAATGCACAAGACGGATTGTATTCTGATGTAAAAAACAATAAGATGTTTACTTATCCATATTCTTTTATAAGAATTGCAACACCAATAAGTGAACAAGATTTTAAATATGAAAATTTCTTTTATTCAGGTGATTGTTATTTTTCATTAAGAACTACTTGTAATCCTGAACCTGTTGTCGTTGTGTTTCCTGAAAACTATAATGGCGAAGAATTCGATTTTAGATATGCACAAACTATAAATAGCTTTCCAGTGCTTACGTTGTACCAAAATAATATGAGCGGTGAGCTTATGGGCAAGGCTGTTAAGGCTGGGTTAGCCGCTTTAGGTGGTGCTGTTATAGGTGCGGCTAGTGGCGGGCTTAATGTTATGGAAGTGGCACAAGTCGGAATGCTTCATGGAAGAGATTATGTTAAAAATAGCGCACCGCTTTTATCAACAACAACGCCCTCTATTAAAGGTGGTGGGTCGACTACGTTTGCCCCATTTATGGCTGACACGGACTTTCCTACAGGTGCGCCACAATTCCGATTCAGAATTGATGGCTATCAAATGGGTCTAAGGGCACAGACTGCTGAGCTTGTCGACCAGTATTTTTCTAGGTATGGATATGCTCAGAATAAAATTGATGTGCCAAATGTTCATGCAAGACAAAAATGGACTTATGTGAAAACAAGAGATTGCAAATGTACGGTTAATGCACCAGCTTCTTCCCTTGCTAAAATAAACAGCATTATGAATAACGGTATTACATGGTGGGACTCCTCTACTAGTGTAGGACACTACGGTAATTTTAATAACCCTGTGATAGGATGAAGGTAATTATGGGAAGAAAACGAAAAACTGTTTTCGGTGATTCAGCATTTAATAATCTTTATTCATGGCGTATGTATTTTGGTAGGCTAATGGAGCTTGCAATATCTACGTTCGAATGGGAGAATTTGCCTGACACCTGTGATGAAAGGTATTTGGAACTTTCCCTTTTCAAAGAAGGGAGCGCGGTTTTCTTTAAGGATGAGGAACTAGGATACCTTGCTCTGAAATGCCTTAATAATGGCTTCTTGAATGTTTATAATGTTCCTACTAATCGAAGGGCTTTTGCTGTTAACGGTTATCAGAAACAACTTAACGAAAAAGATTCTGTGATTATTTGGAACAATAGACTGCGTGAACCTAGCTATCCTCTAGTTGAATATTATGCTAAAAGACTTTGGGAGTATGATAGGATTATTGATGTAAATGTTAGAGCACAGAAAACGCCTGTAGTTATTCAAGGAACGGAACAGCAGAGACTAACTCTTGAAAATCTGTATAAAGAGTATGATGGAAATGCCCCTATTATTATGGCTGATAAGTCACTTGATTTGGGAAACGTGCTGAAGGTCGCAAAGACTGACGCACCGTATGTTTCTGATAAGATTTATACCCTGAAAACTCAGCTTTGGAATGAAGCTCTCACGGCACTAGGTATTTCTAACGTCAGCTTTCAGAAGAAAGAAAGATTGATTTCTGATGAAGTCACGAGAAGCATGGGCGGCACGATTGCGTCTAGGTGGAGCAGGATAGAAAGCAGACAGAAAGCCGCTGATGAAATCAATAAGATGTTTGGTCTGAATATTGAAGTTAAATTCAGAGAGGATTTCAGAGAAACTGATGACGAATTTATGATTGAAGCAACTAACGATGAACTTGTTCCTATGGTGCAAGATTTGAGAACTAGGTCTTCAATAGGTGGCACTAAGATTGGGTCAGAACAGGTGGTGAGAAGAAGTGAGTAAATATACTACTGAATTAAGATTTATCTGTGAACAGCTTGCAGGTAAAACTGAAAGCGTAGGGTATAATGATACTGCAAAAGTTATTGCCGATGCTAGACCTAAGATTTTCAGTTTTGACTATCCTATCTTTGACGTGGCGTATAAACCTACGCTAGAGACAAAGATTCTGAGGCATTACTATACTAGGGAAATCAGTATGGAAACCTATGGTCTTTGGAAACTACACCTTGAAGCTAGAATGAATGAGATTATGCCTTATTACAATCAGTTGTATAAGAGTGAACTTATTGAATTTAACCCTCTTTATGACACCGATATAAATACTCAGGGACATAGGGATGATGTTGTTAAAGATAATGGCACTTCTCAGGATAGCGGAACTGATACTAGAAATAGTACGGATAAAACTAATACATGGGATTTATACTCCGACACGCCACAGGGTGGTATTAGAGGGATTCAGGGTGCCGAAGATGACCCTGCTCTTGGAACTAATGCGTTCCTGACTAATGCAAGACATATTATTGGTGATACTGATGGTAGTACAGGAAGCACAACCTATGGGAAAAAGAATGTCAGTTCAGGGACTAGAGACGGCGATACGGATTATGTTGAGCACGTTTATGGTTACAGAGGAAAAAGCCCTAGCAAAAGTTTAAAAGAATTCAGAGAGACAATGCTAAATATTGACATGAGAGTTATTAAAGACTTAGAAGATTTATTTTTCCAGTTATGGTGAGGAGGAAACAATGAGTATTAAACATCTTAGATACTGGGTGCAGAAAGTTCTGCCTCTTGTGTATGATGACAGCCTTAGCTATTATGAATTGCTGAACAAAGTTGTTGTTAAACTTAATGAGGTAATCGAACTTGCAAATGGGTTGGATGAAAAGATTACTGAAGATGTTCAGAACATTATGGATGAGTGGCTTTCTGATGGTACTTTTGAAAGACTAATAAATGAACAGGCGCTTAGTGGACTGACGGATAGAATTACTGAGGCTGAAGGTGATATTGATACGCTTCAGGATAACGTGGGTACTCTTGATGATAAGGTTGCAGAACTTGAAAGTAAACCTAGTGCCATTGTTACTCCTCAGAGCCTTGGTTATCCTGATACGAAAACAGCTGACGAAGCATTTGCTATGTTGGCAGAATATGAAAATCTTGGAATTATTATTCCTGATGGTACCTATAACCTAACAAATATTTATAGGCTTAATAATGTCATTATTGATGATGGCTATTATCCTAAATTCGCTCCTATTCATAAACGCAAAAAGTATATTGATTTGAATGGGTATAGCTATAATAAGAATGTTGCATTACCTGCTATTAAGTCATATTGCGAAGGTGTTTGCTATTTGAACGGTAATTATTATGCCATTGCGTATAATTATACTAGTGATGAATATGACTACCTTATTAAATATGACGCCAACTTCAATCAGATTCTTCAAGCTAATATTAGCAGACCTGCTAGTGATGATTATAGCGCACACGCACCTTCTAATGTTTATACTGATGGTACATATATTTATGTTGATAATATCAGAACCGTTAGTAAGTTTAACGCTGATACTCTGACGATGATTCAGAGATGGACTGATTTACCCCTTATTGAAACAGCATATTTCAATGGTAGTTTTTGGGGGTATTATTCCAGCGGTAATACGTTGCTAATTCAGGAACTTAATAATGATTTCACTGTTAAGGAAACACATACCGTTGATAGAAAAGTTACCACCACAAATCAGTCTTGGACTATTCATAACGGTCTAATTTATTTCACAACCACAACTGGATATTTCACTGTTGTTGACATGAATGACTGGAGCTTTACTAATATCAGTTATGAAAGACAGCTTGAAATTGAAAACATTTTCTTTGTAGAAAATAAAATGTTTGTAGCAGGACACTCGGTTGGTGCTGGTGACGGCTCATTTAATGTTGGTGAATTTAATGGCGGTCAGCCTGTTAATTATATCGGCAGATATACGTTTGACGGTAACACTAGTAATTGGAATTTAGGCATTGCTAATAAATTCGGCGTGTATGACTTTAGTAATTATCAAGTTGGCGTGTTTGGTAATAGTGGCAAAATGATTATACTTGATGACTTAATCTATGCTGTTGTAGGTGACTGGATTTTGGTTTACAATGGTAGTGGTTGGCGACTTGCAGGAACTAAGAGGGTTATCAGCATTACTATTGCTAACGGAATAGCTTTTAGGATTGAAACAAACGGCACTATCAATCTGTGGTGCTCAAACTATGCTCTTGCTACTACTGGCGGTGCGGTTACGATTGCTTGTGACTCTTCTACTATATTTGCTCTTTTGGGCTTGTCAGATAGCTCTTACAGATGTGGGTACGTTTTTGGTTCTACTGAAAGTGGTTTACCTATGAATCATGGTGTTGCAGGCGCAAGAATTTATGTTGAAAAAACTAAGGTCACACTTCAGCCTTTCTATGTGCTTGGAACTCCTTCTGCTGTGAGCCTTTATGGTAGCTTCCAGTTGCTCGAATAATTGAAATAAAAATGCAAGTGTATCAGGGGCTTGTTAAATCTTTAACAAAGGTTTCCAAG